ATGGCAATTGATAATTTAGCATTAGCAGGTAATTTAGTATTTGATGTTGATGAATCAGCATTGGCTTCTAATCAAACTATGGAAGTATTTCCTGGTAAGATTTTTAAAAGACAAGCAGGTTCTCCTGGTCAATCAATCTATGGATTAAAGTTTCCAAATACTGCTGTAGAAAATATGCAGATGTTTGATAAGTTTAGACAACTAGCAGATGAATCTACAGGATTACCATCTTATTCACATGGACAAACAGGTGTTCAATCTATGACAAGAACAGCATCTGGTATGTCAATGTTAATGGGAGCAGCATCATTAAATATTAAAACAGTAATTAAAAATATTGATGACCAATTAATTAAACCTTTAGGTGAAGCATTGTTCCAATGGAATATGCAATTCTATGAAGGTGACTTACCAATACATGGCGACTTAGAAATTAAAGCAACAGGTTCATCTAGTTTGATGAAGAAAGAAGTTAGAAGTCAAAGACTAACTATGTTCTTACAAACTGTACAGAATCCTGCTATTGCTCCATTTGTAAGAATGTCAGAAGTAATAAAAGAATTAGCTCACTCTTTAGATTTAGACCCAGCAGAAATTTTAAATACTAAAGACGAAGCAGAAATCTACGCAAAAATAATAGGACAACAAAATGCTAACAAAGGAACTAGCCCACAAGCTCCTATCCCTGGTGAACTCGGAGCAATGGGTGGTGATGGAGGAGTACCTCCACAAACTCCAGGAGCAAACAACCCTGGAAATGGCGAAAGCCCAATCGGACCTGGTAATACACCAATGCCAGGGGAGATGGAATTTACTGGACAGACTGAAGAACCTGCCCAATAATGTAAGAGACATAGTAAAATAATATTAGTGTTGACTAGTATAATTAATATTGTTATAATTAAGCAAGGAGTAAAATGAAAAAGATAAAAGCAGTTAAAATGGCAACAGGTGGATTAATGTCAATGCCACCTTATATTGCAAAACAAGATAAAACATCTGATGGTATTACACCTTATGATGTTAATACTCCTATGTCTGCTAGAAAAGGTTTACCTTCTAGAGCATTAGACAAATCAAGAACAAGATTTAATAAAGGTGGAGAAGCTTTCCCAGATTTAAGTGGTGATGGTGAAATAACACAGGAAGATATTTTAATAGGTAAAGGTGTGATTAAAAAAGCTAAAGGTGGAATAATGCAAAGAATGAAATTTGATAAAGGTGATTTATCAACTAGAGAAGTTATTGAAATGAAAAAAATGGAACAACTTGAAGCTATGCAAGATTCAGGTTTACCTTTAACTGATGAACAAGAAGCAGCATTAGAAGAATATAAAGCATCTAAAGATATTAAAGCACAAATGGCAATTGGTGGAGTTGTTGGTAATGAATCTATAAGTAAATATAATCAAAGACCAGACTATCAAGCATATGCTGAAGGTGATGTAGTAGAAGATGAAATGCCTGATGAAGATATGCCACCTATGGAAGAATTAAAAGTAGAAGAAGAATCTTTATTACAACCAATGGGTATGGATGATGAAATGCCTATGGATGATGAAGAAGATATAAGTGATGAAGACTTAGAAGGTATGGATGCAATTATTGATACTTCAGCTTTATCAGATGAAGAAGAACAACTATTAGATGAAGCAGTAGAAATGCATCCAGAACTAGAAGCTATCATTCCTAAATTAGTTGCAACAGAATTTACAGAAGATGGAGAAGTAGAAGGACCAGGAACAGGAACTTCAGACTCTATCCCAGCACTTTTATCAGATGGTGAATTTGTATTTACAGCCAAGGCAGTTAAGAATATTGGTGTAGACAAATTAAGAAAGATGATGAAACAAGCAGAAGCAGATTACGATGCTGGAATTGAATCTCAAGCAGAAGAGCAAGAGATAGTATAAAAGAATTTATAGAGAAAGGTAACTCTATGAATAGACAAGCTACCTTATAATATTTTTTATTATAAGCCCTTGTAGTTTCGTTTTAAACAAAAACACCTGCCTTAGCTACCTTCAGTTAAGAAGCCCTAAAGGAGGACACGATGAATACTAAAAACGAAGAAGGAAGACAAGAAGCCGAAGCAAACCCTTACAACAGAAAAAAATCTTGGCATACAGAAGATACAATGCCAGGAGATAGAACTTCTGCTGATGAAGGTTTGTTTGTGCCAAACCCTGAAAGTACTCAAGGTTTATCAACTGCTACTGCCGATGGCAACCCAGATGATAATGCTGAGAATACTGATGCAACAATGGATAAGGTTCAAGAGTCTGCATTAAATGTAGAATCTAACCCTTATACAAAAGTTGATTATAAGAAAAGATATGACGACCTAAAACGATATTATGATAGGAAGTTAGGTGAATGGAACAGTAGAGAAAGTGACCTTAAAGTTCAACTTCAAGAGAACCGACCTAAGTACCAACCACCAAAATCGAAAGAAGAGCTTGAAGCTTTTAAAAACGATTATCCTGACATTTATGGAGTTGTGGAAACTGTATCTCACTTACAATCGCAAAATGAAGTTAAGACTTTACAAGAAGAGTTAGAAAGTTTAAAGAAAGCAAATACTACTTTACAACAAAAGGAAGCTGCACTTGAACTTTCAAAATATCATCCTGACTTTGAGGAAATCAAAGAGTCTGATGATTTTCATAACTGGGCAGATACTCAGCCAATGGAAATTAAAAACTGGATATATGAAAACAACTCTAATGGAGCATTAGCTGCACGAGCAATTGACTTGTATAAGAAGGACCGAGGACTTGGATTTGATAAAAAAACTACGAAGAAACAACCGAAGAATGAAGGTGCAGACTTGTTAGTTAAAACTAACGAACAAACTCAAGTACCTCAATCTAAAGAACCTTTCTTCAAAAGGTCTGATATTAAAAAATTATCAGATGAAGAGTTTATGAAATATGAAAAAGATATTTTAAAAGCTCAAAGAGAAGGTAGAATTATAGATTAATTCTATTTTCATTTTTATCAACAACTAACAAAGGAGTAACTACAATGGCTAAATTCGCTGGTGGTTCAACATATAACTTTGGATTAGGTGTTTCAGGTCAAACTAATGGTTTTTTCATTCCTGAAATCTATTCAAAGAAAGTACAAATAGCTCTAAGAAAAGCTGCAGTAGCAGAAGCAGTATGTAACACAGATTACATGGGAGAAATCTCATCTTTCGGTGATACTGTTAACATTATCAAAGAGCCTCAAATCGCAGTAGCAGACTACACAAGAGGTCTGGCTGTAACATCAACTGACTTAACTGACCAAGAACTTGTTCTAACTGTAGACCAAGCTAAATCTTTTTCATTTAAGATTGATGACTTAGAGAAGAGATTCTCTCATGTCAACTTCCAAGCTATAGCTGCAGACAATGCTGCTTATGCTTTAAGAGATGCTATGGATAGTAATATTCTAGCAGCTATTTCTGCAGGAGCAACTGCAACTACAGGAATGGGAACTACTGGAACTCCGATTGATATCGGATTCGGAAGTGGTGAAGTTGACCCTTTAAACCAAATGTCATTAGCTGCTAAAGAATTAGATGAAGCTAATGCACCTGAAGATGGAAGATGGTTTGTCGCTGCACCTGAATGGTACAACGCACTTTCTAACTCTGCATCAAAACTTTTATCAGTAGATTTTAATGCTGGTCAAGGTTCAATCAGAAATGGTTTAGTTGCATCTGGATTACTTAGAGGTTTTTCAATGTACAAATCAAACAACCTACCAACTAATGACTTATCTGGTGCTTCACCTGCTGGTTCAGCAACTGCACCTGTAGCTCTATTCGGTCACATGAGTTCAACTGCTGCAGCGTCAAGCATGAACAAAGTGGAAACTGTTAGAGACACAGGTACTTTCTCAGATATCGTTAGAGGTTTAATGGTATGGGGAAGAAAAGTATTAAGACCAGAAGTAGCTGGTAAAATTATCTATGTAATAGATTAATCTTTAATACACTATTGGGTGGGGGTAGTAATATCCCCATCCTTTTATTAGGAGAAGAATTATGTTAAATAAATATTGGACAAACAAAATTAATCACTACAAGGAACATCATAAAAAAGAAGTTCTTATTGTAGCTATTATAATTATAATCGCATACATTTTATAGGAGAAACAATATGCCAATGAAAAAAGCAATGCCTGGTGGAAAAATAGTAAACAAAGGCAAATACAAACATGGTGGTAAAGTACACAGAAATAAAAAAGGTCATGGTGGAGTAATGACTATAGTAATTAAAAAAGACAAGACTAAGAAAAAATAATAATGGGTATAATGTCTTCACCTGCTTGGACTCGTAAAGAGGGTAAGAATCCTAAAGGAGGACTTAATGCTAAAGGTAGAGCTTCTTACAATAAAGGTCGAACTAAGACTGGTAAGAAAAGAAACTTAAAAGCACCAAGTAAAGTTGTAGGCAATAAAAGAAGAAAGAGTTTTTGTGCAAGGATGAAAGGAATGAAGAAGAAACTTACATCTGCAAAAACTGCAAGAGACCCTAATTCAAGAATTAATAAATCACTAAGAGCATGGAACTGTTAACATATGGCTAAAACTTATTTATCAATGACAAATGAATTACTGGTTGAAATTAATGAACCAGAAGTAACAACAGTATCAGGAGCATTAGGTATACAGAAATTTGTATCTAATTGTGTAAACAGAGCTTATTTTGATATTGTTGATGCAGTAGATGAATGGTCTTGGTTAAAAACTGCAGCACCTCAAAATGATTATTATGGTAATACATTTATTGAAACAGTAGCTGGACAAAGATGGTATCTTTTAAAAGCTGGTTCAACTGATGTAGATACAGATTATGATTCAGTTAATTGGGATGACTTTACTTTAACTACCGAAGGTGTATCAGGTAAATCATCTCCTCATACAATTAATAAATTAGCATTTACAACTTTATCAGCTTGGAGAGCTAACTATGCTCAAGGAGAAGAAACTAATAAAGCTAACTCACAAAGTTATTCAACACCATTAAGAGTATTAAGAAGTTCAGATGGAAGAAGATTTGGATTATCTCCAATACCTGATGATGTATATAGAATTTATTTCTTTGCATATAACAGACCTACTGAATTAGTTAATGATACAGATAAAGTATTATTTCCAGAACAATACAAACCAGTTTTACTAGCAAGAGCTAGATATTATATTTATCAATTTAAAGATAACATTGCTCAATCACAATTAGCTTTAGATGAATATAAAAAAGGATTACAAAATATGGCTGACCAATTAAACTCTCCTCAACCAGAGTATATGTCAGATGTAAGATTTACATATTTATATTAAGGAATAAACTATGCCAACTCAAGGAGCTTCTATTACAGTACAAGGTGGCTTGGATTTAATTTCAAGTTCTCATGCTTTATTTAGAACACCTGGAGCTGCTACAGTTTTACAAAATTTTGAATCATCTACAACAGGTGGATACAGAAGAATAAGTGGTTATCAAAAATTAGGAACTACAAGTGCTGTAATTCCTTCAGGTTTAAATACTGATGTTATTCATGGTATTAAAGGTTATGCTAATGGAATAGTAGTAGCTCAATCAGATGATTTATATTTTAGTACTACAGGTACTTCATATGTTCAGATAAATAAAGATACTTTTACAGCAGCTACTGGAACAGTTTCAATTAGTTCAGGTTCACCAACAGTAACAGGAAGTGGTACTGTATTTACTTCTGAATTTATTGTCGGTGATGATATAAAAATTGATAATAACTTTTATAAAATATTATCTATTACAAGTAATACTATTTTAACATTAGATACTAATGCTAATACTTCTAGTACACAAAATGGTTTAACTTTTTATAAAGGTGGAATACCTTCAAGTAGTTTAGCTAGTGCTACTACAATTCCTCGAACTAATCAAACTAATGTACAATTTATAAACTTTGAATCTCATGGAGAAAATGGTACATTATATTTTGTAGATGGTAATAATCGTATTGGTGAATTTTTTATTGATGAAAATAATGAATATCATTTTGAAGAAATTCATAGGTCTTCTCCATCAGGATGTTCATTAATTGAAAGATATGCTGAAAGAATAGTCGTATCAGGACAAGCAGCTAATCCTAGTTTAGTATATTATAGTACTAGATTAAAGCCTTATGATTTTGAAGGAGCATCTGCAGGGTTTGTAGATGTAGGAGATATAGTAACAGGTATCAAAGTATTTAGAAATAGCTTAATTATATTTTGTAAAAATAGTATATATGAGTTGACAAACCTTGATTCTACACCTATAATCAAATCAGTAACTAAAAATATTGGTTGTATAAGTGGGAACTCAATCCAAGAGATAGGTGGAGATTTAATATTCTTAGCACCTGATGGATTAAGAACAATTGCTGGTACAGCTAGAATTGATGATGTCGAATTAAGTTCTATATCTAGAAAAATTTTACCTTTAGTAAATGAGATAATTAATAATTTTGCTAATTATACTATCTCTAGTATGGTAATTAGAGAAAGAAGTCAATACAGATTATTTTATTATAGGTCTGGTCAAGCAGCTTCTGGACAAAAAGGAATTATAGGAACATTCAAATATAACTCAGAAGGTATTCCTTCATTTGAATGGAGTGAAACTAAAGGACTTCCTGTTAAGTTTTGTACTTCAGATGTTAATAACAATGGTACAGAAACTTTATTTCATACAGATGAAACAGGTTATGTGTATCAACATGATACTGGTAATAGTTTTGATGGTTTAAATGTTGAAGCAGAATTTCAAACACCTGATATGGATTATGGTGATAATGGTTTAAGAAAAAGTTTATACAAAGTAAAAACTAATGTTGAACCTGAAGGAACACAAAACGATTTACGATTAAGAATTAGATATGATTTTGAAAGTAGTGAAGTTCCTCAACCAGGAACATTTAATGTTGGTAATCTAAGTTCAGCTTCATTATTTGGAACAGCAGTATTTGGAACAGGTACTTTTGGAGCAACAACATTACCAAGTAAAAGTATATTGGTAACAGGAAGTGGATTCTCTAATAACTTTAAATTTTTTAGTGATGATACTAATGCACCTTATTCAGTAAATGGAATGTTTGTTTCATTCATAGCAGGAGGAAGAAGATAAATTATGGCAGGATATACTAGACAGAGTTCACTAAATAATGGTGATACTATTACAGCAGCTTTATTTAATAATGAATACAATCAATTATTAGCTGCATTCAATGCAACATCAGGACACAAACATGATGGTACTGCAGCAGAAGGTCCAGTAATTGCACTTATTGGAGATGCAGGTCTTGCTACTCCATTAAACAAAATTCAAATAGATACTACTAATGATGAAATAGGTTTTCATATTGATGTATCAGGTACTTCAACAGAACAATTTAAATTATTAGATGGAGCTATTGTTCCTATAACAACTAATGATATTGACTTAGGTACAAGTTCTTTACAATTTAAAGATGCTTTCTTTGATGGAACAGTTACTTTAGATGGTTTAACTATTGGTAGTGCTACAAGTATTACAGATGTAGATACAGATTTAACTTCAGTATCAGGTAGTGATGATACAGTTGCAAGTGCTAAAGCAATTAAAACATATGTTGATGCACAAGTAACAGCAAGTGATTTAGATTTTTCTGGTGATACTGGTGGGTCTCAATCAATTGATTTAGATTCACAATCATTAACATTAACTGGTGGAACTGGTATTGATACTACAGGTTCTGCACAGACAATGACATTTGCAATTGATAATACAGTTGCAACATTAACAGGTTCTCAAACATTAACAAATAAAGTTATTGATTTAGATAATAATACATTATCTAATATTGAAGTAGATAATTTAAAATCAGGAGTATTAGATACAGATATAACTTCAGTATCTGGTTCAGACGATACACTTGCATCAGCAAAAGCTATCAAGACTTATGTAGATGCACAGGTTGCAACAATACCAGTTGGAGATATTACTTCAGTAGTTGCTGGTGATGGTTTAACAGGTGGTGGAACATCTGGTGATGTAACTTTAAATGTTGTAGGTGGTACAGGTATTGATGCTAATGCAAATAATATTGCTATTGATTCTACAGTAGCTACACTTACAGGCTCACAAAATTTAACAAATAAAACTTTAACAAGTCCAGTTTTAAATACAGGCATTAGTGGTACAGCATTTAAAGATGAAGATAATATGTCATCTAATTCTGCTACATCAGTTGCTTCTCAACAATCTATTAAAGC